CTCGCTTTGTTTCCACGCGAATTCGACTTTGACCGGCCCGCCGTTCTCACCGGTAACCGTCATCGGCAGAACCTTGCCAACCAGCGTCAGAAACGCCGAAGCGGTGCGAGCGTCTTGCGCCTTCTCGACCAAGTACCCAACGCCACCCGCCTGATCAAGCGCCATCAGGATCATTTGCTTCAGTTCTCCCGACATCTTGTTCGGGATTCCCTTCGGACGACCAGGGCCGGGCCCCATTGCTGCTGCACCTGTCGGCTTACGTTTCGGCTTGGTTACTTTTTCCATGATGCTTCGTGGCGACTGAAGCGATGCGCCAAACAAAAAGCCCGCTCAGTGGCGGGCCTTGTCTCCTCCTGAATTTCGAGCGCGCAGGAGTAACGCGCCTTTATTTTCGTCAAGTGCTTGTGGCTTGTCAACTACAGAAGCCGCGCAAATCTTTCTACCGCCTCTCCCACAATCTCAGCCCTCGCAGTCGGGTCCGCTGGCAATCGCGGGCTCATCCACACCGACACACCCGTCGCGTGATTCCGCGCCGTCATGTAGAGCGCCGTCCTGTATGGCTCATCGATGCTCTGCACCAGCCCGCCGATATGCTTGATGAGCCGGCCCCGTGCGTCTGTCTCGTCGGCCCCGTTCCCGCCTGCGCCTGAATCGTACTGCCTGCTTGTGCGGTAGTCACGGCAACTAGGGCATTCTGTAGGGTATCCCTGAACAGGCGTCCATTCCTTCTCTGCGCGCCACCACAAAGCGAGGATGTCCAGCGGGTCAAAGTCGCGCGCGCTCATATGGCCCCTTACTTCACAAGGTGGATTACAGCCGCCAGCAGCGCGACGCCAAAGGCCACATACGCGCCCAGTGCCCACTTCAGATACTTCCCGTCTTTGTAGAACATGCCCCACAAAACCAGCGGCATTGCAAGCATCATGATTCCTTGCCACAGCACGGGGCCGGGAAACTTTGCTGCGTCTAGAACAAAGATCATGCGGTTTCCTCAGTCAACAACCCCACGCGCACCAGCACAGCGCGCACCTTGTGATCCGCCCTCGCCCGCTCGATCAGCGCGGCCTGCGTCTGTGCGGCGAACTCCACTTCTCGGAACGCCTGCACATGCCGCCCGCCGACTTGGTACTGATCCCACGCGCTGTGGCAGCCGGACGCGCCCTCATGACATAGCGGGAACGTCAGCAGATCGCATGCCTTGAGCGCTTTTGCCTTGTTCGCGTTCGGATGCGCGGCCTGACTTGACCCTTGGATGCCGCATAGAGCGCATGGAAGCGATGCAACCAGCCGTAGGTATGGCCCGCTGCGGAATCGCTGCTCTTTGGGGAATTTCATTTCGCCACCTCAGCCCATGCGCGATAAGCCAAGAGCGGTGTTTCACCGTGCCTCGTTACCGATTCATATCTGTCTATCCACAGATCACGAAACACGCGCACGCCGTGGCAAGCCCAAGCATTAGGGCCAATCTTGATCAGCCTCGGCTTAAACCCAATCGGGATGTATGCCCTCATGCGCCATCCTTGGTCGAGTACAACTCATCAACGGCACCAGCAACAAGACTCTCTTTCGGCGGCGGCATTTGGATGGCTTGATTGGCCCTTGCCAAAACTTGCTCGAAATACGGGTCAAGCTCTTTGCACAACCGACGCGAAAACTCGTCGCACCACGATTGCCAAAGTTTGTCGGCTTCTGTTGCCGTCATCCGCTCGTCGCTCATATCGCCCTCGGCAGAATCGCCGCCGTCCATGTCCTGCGCCACTGCCAGCCACCCAGCTTGCCCGGCTTGTGCTTTGCTGGTACGTGCTCGATCTGGCCCTGGATCACCGCCTTGCCGCGCTCTGTGATCGTGTAGACGTACACCAGCCCGCTTCGTTTCATCGTGGCGAGCCCATAGCGGGTCAGCGTGGCGCGCGTAGCGGGGTCTTCGTGCAGATCGCCGGATTCCAACGGGCCGCGCTCGTACAGGCGCTGCAGGGCTAGTTTCCAGCTCATGGCATCCCCCAAACCAGCATCGCCGCATCCCGGGCGTGATTGCTCGTGCGCCCCGTCCAGCCGGTGAGCTTTGCAAACTGCTCGGCATCCAGCTTCGCGCCCTTCGACTGCGGGCTGACAGACTTCAGCGGGATTCCCTCAGCCTCCGCGAACTCCGTCCAGATGCTGCAATCTCGCTTGATGCTGCCCGCGCCCTGAAGCGCTTCCCGGCCCTTGGAGCCATACCACCGCCGCAGCCTCGCGTCTTCCATGACGATGCGAGATAGCGCGCCCTGCTCTTTGCACACGCGCAGCATCTGCATGGCTCCGATGATGGTTCCCGTGCTCAGGTCAACCAGCTTGCGCGCCTGCGTATCCCACAGGGCTAGGCCGGTGTTCACACCAGGATCGATGCCGGCAATGATGTTCATCGCGTCGCCCGATCCATGTTCCTGTTGGACGCCTCGCTAGAGCGCCACACGTCGATTGCAGCCTGCGCCGACACCAGACGCCACCTCATCGCCTCTTCAGCCTCTACAGCCGCTCTCAGGCCCTCTAGGTGCGTTGCGTAGTCCGCGTGCGCGTATGCCTCCCGCTCCTGTGCGCCGATGGCATCCAGGCCACAGCCCTTCATCAGCGTCGCCTTGAGCGTCTTGCGGTACTCCTCCAAGTAGACGCGGTTTGCTTTGGCTTGCGCGTACTGCGGCGCTAGCTTCCACATCTGCTCTAGCGCCGCCTGCGGGTCAATCGGTTTCATTGCGCCTCGCCAAGACCCATTTCTCGGGCTTCGTTGATTGCATCCGCCAGCGCGCACAAAAATGACGTATGGCGGCGCTCAATTTCAAGCGTCGTGTTTCTACGCTTTCCTTTCAACGTCACCGTGTACCCAACGCGCTGCGTATCTCCAAAATTGGTATGCGTGTACACGCGCAAAAACCCAAGCGTTTCTGCCTCTTGCCACAAATCGTCTAGCGTCTGCTGACGAAATGCGACTATCGTTTTTGTGCTCAAAGCATTCATTGCGCCTTCTCCCACGCAGCCAGAAACGCCGCCTTCACTGCCTCTGCCGTCGCCACTCCTGCGCCCGCCTCCACGTTTGCCAGATACCCGCGGCGAGCCTGAAGGTCGGGCATGCGCAATAGGTTGGTTGTGTGACGCTCAATCATTGCGCGTTCTTCAGCGCCTCTAGGACACGTTTGGCAGACAACACGACCCGTTATCAGCGTCAACGGATTATCGGCGATATGCTCGCATCCTAGGCATGTCATCGCATGATTCTCCGCATCTGACCTTCAGGCCGCGCCCGCTGCCGGCACTTGATGTGCCGTCGATTCGAGTCGATCCATATCCACGGATCTGCGCTCGTGTAGACCATTGCTCGCCCGGCCTTTGATCTGTGCAGCATGCCAGCGCGGTACATGCTGTTCAATCTGTCGGCCGCTGACTTTGGGTCGATGCACAGTTCCTTGGCAACATCCCAAGTCGTCACCGGCTGCTGAGCCAGAAACAGCACATATGCCGCCTCTGGGCTTGTCGGCTCGCTGGTGTATTGCCATCGATACATAGTGAGATGATGTCCTAACTTTGCGCGTTTGTGCACTAGGGTTTACCCCACCATCCGCAGCCCACTCCGCGCAATCCTCAGTGCTTTGCGCGCTTCTTCGCTGGGCTTGCCTGCCTGCTCCGTCAGATACCTCGCGGCCTCTCCGCTGACGCGCGCGGTTGTCGTCTTCGTGCTGATTTCCGGCTCCTTGACTTCGTAGAAGTCCAGCCAGTGGCCGTTAGTCGCGGCGTCGATCACCGCGTTAACGTCGTGCCCGGCATCCTTGAAGCGCTGCAACAACACCAGTTTCTGTCGGACAACCCGAGGCGTCATTGGCTTCTTGATGCGCTTGCGCATGGCTTCGTATTCCGCCCAGGCTTCGGGGTCTATGTAGCTAGGCAGCGCTTGCATCAGGCCACCGCGAAAAGATCGTCAGTCTTCGCGGTGGCGGCGGCAAGGTTGGCAATCGCCTGTTGGTAGTAGCTCGCCTTCAATTCGGCGCCGACAAAGCGGCGACCCATTTCCAGCGACACATAACCCTCGCTGCCAATTCCCATGAACGGGCTCAAAACGATGTCGCCCGGGTTTGTCCACAACATCACGCCACGGCGGATGACATCGAGCTGCAGCGGGCAGATGTGGCGCTCGTCGTCATGTTCCCGTGCACTTCGGAATTGCAGGGTATCGCTCGGGTTGATGTCCATCCAGACGGGGCTTGCGACCTTCTGCCACAAGTCAACCGGGAACTCGGGGCCATGCGTTACGCGCTCTTGCTGCTCGCCAGGCGCACGGACTGTGATCAGGTAATCAGGGATGCCCATACGGCACATGGCCGCGTTCTCGCGCACGCTCTTGTGCAGCAGGCCTAGTGCCTTGGTGCGCTGCATCGCGGTAACCGGGTCTTTCCATATCGTCACCTTTGCATGGAAGATGAAACCATGCTTCTGGAATGCCCGCAGCAGATCGCCGGGAAAATCCTTCAGGCCGATCACGCCATCGCGTTCCTTGCTGCTGGGCATGTCCATGCAGTGAAAGCTGATGTTGCGGCCCGGCTTCATCACGCGGCGAAGTTCAGCGATCAGAAAATCCAGATGCGCGAAGAACTCGGCATCGTCGCGCACGTTGCCCATGTCGCGCGGACTGTTGCTGTAGGTGTAGAGGCTCGCAAACGGAGGGGAAAAGATCGAATACCCAATGCTCTGATCCGGCAGACCCTTGAGCACTTCAACGCAATCACCGTGGTAAGCGGCATAGCGGTCGTTCACAACTTGATCGATACAATTCATTTTCAGCCCTTCAGAAATGCCGGCACGGTAACCCGCTTGCTGGCGTTGTGGATGTTGGTTTGCCGCGTGGTCCCGGTGACTTCCTGCATCACGGCGTCGCGTGTTTCTTGGCTCAGGCTTTCGGCCATCGCGGTTGCGTCGCGCTCCTTGCGCTTCAGGTTCGCAACGACTGCGCCTTCGCTGCTGGACGCGAAAACGTGGACATGCACGTCACGCTTCTGTCCAAAGCGCCAGCAGCGGCGGACGGCCTGATAGTAAGCCTCGAAGCTGTCTGTCACGCCGACAAAAGCCATGCGCGCGGAGTGCTGCCAATTCAACCCGAATCCGCAGATCGACGGCTTACTGACCAGGACGCGGAACTTGCCAGCGGCAAAGTCGGCTAGGCGTTGTTCCTTCACTTCGACGCTATCAGCGCCAGCGATTTGCACGGCACCGTCGATGGCTTTCGTCAACGCATCACCTTCCGCGTTCAGGTCGCACCAGACAACCCACGGCTCGTCTTTGTCCTGGTTCACGATGGACGCACAGTCACGGACGCGATCATCAATCGACATCCGGCGCGCGTCTCTGCGTTCACTGAGCGTCTGAGCCTCAGCGGCAAACAGCATGCCATTTAGCGGCATTTCTGTCGATACCGTGTGCTCGTGCAAGTGAAGCGGCGGCAAGGCATAGGCCGAGTCATCAAAGCCCAGGTCGGATGGCTTGCGAACCATCGCGCCCCACTGGCTGACCCAGCGCCAGAAGACATAACGCGCATGGCCCTTGAGCCTCCACACGCTCGTATCGCCGCCGTCATGGGTAAAGTACTCGGCCAGCATTTCCGCGCGCGTACAGACCCCCAGGAACTCGGCATGCGTGCCAAGCTCTGTCCAGTCGTTCGGAGCAGGCGTCGCAGTGGCGCACAGCTTGAACGGCGTATCACGGAAAGCGGTTAGCAGCGTCTTGAGCGTTTTCGTGTCGTGATGCTTGATGCACGACGACTCATCCAGAACAACCGCGCCGAACTGGTCAGCGTCGAAACGGTGAAGGCGGTCATAGTTCGTGATGACGATCCCGTTTTCTTCAGCCTCAGATCCATCCCGGCAGTGTGCAACCTCAATGCCAAGCTCGGCACCTTCAGCGACCGTCTGCGGTGCCACAGCCAGCGGTGCCAGGATCAAGACGGGACGCTTGGTGTAGCGCTGAACGGCTGCGGCCCAGGCAAGCTGCATGCGGCTTTTCCCAAGGCCGGTATCAGCAAAGATCGCAGCGCGGCCACGGCGGATCGCCCATGATGTCAGGGCCGATTGATGCGGGAACAGCGAAGCCGGAACGCTGAACCCGTTAGTGATGCCAGTCGCAGGAACCCGCGACAACTTCTCGCGGATGTACTCGTCGTATTGCATGGTGCTCCTTGTTGGTAGGCATCGGACGGCGGCTCGCAACTACCGCAACTGATCCCGTGTTCACAGACGCCCGTCACTACGGACTACCGGTTTTCGTCAAAGCTCGGTGGGCTCCCTGTGTCTGCATTCCCACAGCGCGCCCGATGCCTATTCGCATTCTTCAGCCACCGACTAACGGCAGCAATCAGGTCAAACCCTACTCGACAAGCTGGCGCATGTGTTTTGCGCAGCGCTCCATCAGACTCGCAAAACCGATGCGACCCGGGCTGAACCCGTCGCGCAGGTGCTGTGCCGCCGCTTCAAGCGCCACGGAGTCGAGCAGAACC